GATGCGCAACAGGCGATTCGTTTTGCGCGCAGATTATTCTCATTCCCTACTTTCAGCTTTTAGGTAGGTTTGGTAATGCCCCTCTAACGGGCGATAAGTCGGCTGCTAACCGATAAGTTTTAATATGGTAGCACAGGCTACGCGGCTACCTTATGGCACCATTCGCAATCGCTAGACATATAGACCCAACTGCCGCATCTCCGACAGCGTGTGATTCCGTTCTCCAAGTGCCATGAATCGCTCATGCGTAATCCATTTCGTGTGCGCTCGAACATCATAACGACATTTCCGGCATCTAATTGTTCCTGTCTCAGCATTCTCATATAGCCCCATCCATGTAAATAGATCACAGTAATTACAGTAATATCCGTACCAGCCTACTTCACTCACCATAGCCGGCCTTTCGTAGTAGTAACACTAGCTCGTCAAAGCGCATCACTACGCAAAACGACCCCACGCTTGATTCGCCTTGTCCATTTAGACGCATTACAGCAATCGGCAGCTCATCGCTGACGCGGTTAGCCTGTTGCTTCATAGTTCCCATAGGGTCGAATTTAGCCCTGGCTTTTATTTCCCAGTCGATACCTGGGGTGCCGGTGATATCACTACCCTCGCGCCCAGCACCCACAGACATCGCATAGGGAAAGCCATGACTAATCAGATATTTAGCAACTAAATCCTGGGTTTTGTAACCCCTATGCTTCCTCGACTGGCTCATTCTTTAACCCCTTTTCGACGATGAATTCACGCACCCAATCGAGAATCTCCATGCACATATCCAGCTCATATTGGCGACCGATGCAGCTCTGGTCGCATTCGTAATGATGAGCCATTCCAATTTCAGATAGTCGCCTGTAAAGGTTCATCGCATATTTTTACACGCGCAGTCTGGGCATGTCCAAATGTAATGAATCACGCCAGATTCTTCGTGTTCCTGAGTTATCGCGTATTTCTTGGCTGCGTTAAATGGGTAGTTACACAAATCGCATATATCTACAAAGTCGCCATCGATGCCCAGATACACTTCTGGGTCATTGGCGCGCTGAATCGTTACCCAGCCCATTTATCCCACCTTCGCCCATTTAGTATCGCAAGTTTGAATATTGTCTGGGCAAAAATGACCACCCCAAGGCTTACCAGTTTTCTTACTTACGCCGGTTTTGTACACCATAACGCCATGCGAGCATTTAGTTACTGTTTGATTTGCGAGTGGTTCTGCGCCAAGGGCATCGCCGAGTATTTCCATCCCTTTAGCCCATGGGTCGTCCTGTTGCACCGGCTTAGGTGTTGCCTCTTTAGATCGTGCGGAAGCCACTTCATCTCGTGAAGCCTGTTGCCCAATACCGATTGCCAATAATGCTCGGCCACGAGCGCTCGTCTCAGCAAGTTCGCAAGCATTATGTGGCGCAAATTTGTTAGCGCCTTCATATTCGGAAGCCCATCCAGTTGCGCAGATAACGCCTTCCGCATTTTTGCGTACAGTTGCTTTACAAATCCACTCCACGCGACCATCGCTCCGAGTTTCAGTAAAAACATCCGTGAGAATAGATCCATTCGGATACAGTTTAGTAAAGGTTTCAATTCTCTCCTGAACTGTCTCATAATTCTCCAAATCAAATTTCATAATGTTTCCTCCCGATAACTTGTTTCCCTGTCCATGAATTTTTTACGTGCGCCAATAAACTCGATGATGGAGTTCAGGCTTATGTTCATCTCAGCCATATCGCGTAATAGTCCAAGCATCTGCGAATGAGTTAATTTGCCATGTCGGACATAGGTGCGTTCTTCTTGGGTCAATCCGCCCCACATTCCGTACTTTTCATTTCCCATCGCATAACTAAGGCAGTCGCGCCGAATAACACAACGACCGCACATCGCCCGAACGCTACGCATGTTCAATCCCTGCTCAGCTAGTTCATCGCGATTAGCGTAGAAGATTTCTGTATTCGCTCCACGACACTCGGCGTATTCCCAAGATACGTCGTCGTAGTCGTTAGTTTTTGGCTGATTCATTTTTATAATCGTTTGAGTAATAACTACGCGTCGCGTCATCATGGCCGGAAGTGTAGCCCCATAGTGCGCCAGCTAGGAACGCTAACCCACCGAAGATAAGGCAGAAAATAATCTGCCCTGTATTCATATCTAGATCTACCATTTTTTGCCCCTGTCTGGATTTCCTTGCGAAATCCGTTATACACAGGGTTGCACACAGATGTGTGCTAGTCAAGCATTTAGCCCCAGGTTTTTTTATCCCAGGTAAATGAGCCATCGGGTCGCATAATGATAGATATTGGATTGACCAGGCTTCCTGAGACTTCCAGCATGCCAAATCCCATCTGCCAATTAGGGGCATTTAACGGCCGTGTGTAGGCCGCTTTTTTGACGGCCATGAGATGACCTGCCTCAAAGCCGAATAGTGGCTCTAATCGCCCCCTAAGGCCTGTGGAGCGCCATATAATGCCCTGTCTGTGAGTATGTCCGCAGACTACGTTTTTGCCCATTCGCTCGACCAGTTTCGCAGCTGTGCCTCCGGCGTATTGAGCAAGGCTTCCCTCGTCGCCATGAGCCAGGATGGTATTGGGGGCTATCAGGCCTGGTTGCTCATGCCAGGTAATGCCTAAATCTTTAATACCGATTAGCTCGGTGTACTTAAGGCCTTTAAGAGTTGCTAGCGCTGGGGCGTTGCGCTCGATATATCGGTCGAATCGGTCTGTGTGATTAGATCGTACGAGGTGAATTTTTTTATCGTCGCCTAAAGCTTTCCGAATAGACGCGAGAACGCTACGAGTTGCGTCAAGGTCTGACTGTAATTTGACGGAATATTCTCCTCGGGTGTTGGCCTCCCATTTTGATAACATGGGCAAATCGGCCTCGTCGCCACAGATTGCGACGGCATCTGGTTTGATGGCTTTAATAAAAGAAATAACGTTAGCGGTAGCTTTTGGGTGATTGTAAGGAATCTGAAGATCGGGTACGACGACAAGTCTAATCGTAATCCTCCCATTGGTCTGGGCTATCTTCCCTTAAATCATCATCCTCGTAATCATCCTCGTCATCTTCTTCTTCATCTTCTTCGATGATGGTCTGCCCTGGGAATGTCCACTCTGGCATTTGGTTTAATACTAAATCGAATGATTCTTTACGTGTAAATCCTGCTTTGAGATACGCCTGAAGTAATCGCTGCGCTTCGACAGCCATCGTCAGCATAGGCGTTAAGGGTTCGGACATGAGGACGAAATCTTCTTTTGGTGTCTGTTCTTCCATGCTGAACCCCCTACGCTGATACTAGGATAGCGTCTTATTGAGAATTATTTTATAAATGTCGTCCACACGCTGCTCTAGGCGCGTTACTTGGTCTTTCATGCTTGAACCAGAGTTAGGACGTAGTTCAGCCAGGTAATGCTTCACTAGGAATTGAACGATGCCGGTAATACCGCCAAGCGCTGTAAAAGCGACGGCTACAACGGCAATCCAATCCCCGACGCTCATGCCTTCTTTTTCCCGTTAGCGCCTGATAAGCCAGCAGCTACTACAGCGGAAAGAATGGATCTATAGTCCAACTCGAAATTAGTGGCTTGCCAGCAGACGAGGAAGCCGGTTATGCCCATCATGATTTGTTTGGTGTCTAGTTTCATTTCTTTAGGCTCTCTACTAGGAAGGGTTTTCCGTCATTGTCGCCCGATGGTGTAAAGCTGATATGAATATGATGTGCGTGTGGGTTGCCTTTATAAGCGCGCCACTTCCAGCCCATGCGAGGGCTAGCAATCTTGCCATGATGGATAATGTAGGAAATACGCTTTTCGCCAGCTTTAGCAGCTAGGCGTAGTTCTTCGGCTAAATCCCAAGATGCGTCTTTGTATTTAGGCGTTAGGTCTGCGTCCACATCAATAGCGCGCACCATGCCAGTCTCGTCAGGGTTATGATCTGACGGCCTAACTTGATGTCGAGTGTCGCCTATCCATCCATCGCTTGATTTATCGCGCTTGGGATAAGTCGCGTTAATCTGTGAGCGTAGTTTTTGGGCAGCCTTAGAGAGCTTCGGGGTCGTAATCTTCCCAGGTCGGGATTTGCTCATCTGCGCAATTTCCCGTCAGTCTAGAGGGCAGCAATTTCTTCCTCGGTAAGTCCGAGGTCAATAAGTTTGGAAAGAGCAGATTGGCGAGCATCTTCTCGCGCTTTTGCTTCTTCTCTTTTTAAGCGCGCTTTTTCAATGGCTGCTTCTACTTCGGCAACTTCTTCAGGAGTATATTCCCGAATAGTAATTTCTCCGGTGATTGTATCAACTATTTTTTCGTTATACATATTACGCTCCATAAATGAAAATAGTACCAGTATCGAAATTACCGCTAGAGCTGCGTACGGATACGCTCGTAATAGCTGCGCTGCCTTTGTAAATACCAGATACGGCTACGCCTTGTTGATCGTTGCCGCTTCCCGTATTAGCGTTTCCAGATAATTGAAAAGCCTTGAATCCTGTTGAATTGGCTCCAAACACATTCATTCCCACCGAACCAGCGGAACCAGCGTTGCTTGCTGTTTGGATTGTTTCAATTTCTGTTTGCCCACCAGTTCCGC